CATGGACTTTGACGCAGAGCTACAGAAGTTGGAAGAAAACATTGACACAGTAAATGCCAACGAGTTCAAGCGTTGTTTCAGTCCTGTACCGGAGACCTTCAGAGGTAAACCTTCTGGTAACATGGTACTCAATGACAACTGTAAGTTTTGCGACTATCGGTTTTCATGTTACGACATTGAAGAGTTACCCTCAAAGGTTTCGCAAGCTAAGACCAAGCCTATTGTGGCATACATTAAAGAAGGGTAGTGTGTCACATGAAAGCATCTCAATTCTCAGCCGCAATGAAACACGGGTACAGAAGCGGATTAGAGCTACGTACTAAAGACTACCTGTTAGAACATAACATCAAGTTTAAGTACGAAAAGGTAAAGATTGAGTGGGAAGACCTTATGTATCGTACCTATACACCTGACTTTGTATTAGGTAACGGTATTATAATTGAGACTAAGGGGTTGTTTACTGCAGATGACAGGCGTAAACATTTAGCTGTTAAGGAGCAGCACCCTAAACTCGACATTAGATTTGTGTTTACGAGCAGCAAAAGAAAATTAAGTAAGGGTGCTAAAACTACCTATGGACAATGGTGTGATAAGCATGGTATACAATATCATGACCGCATCATTCCAGAAGAATGGTTACATGAGAAGGGTAAGGACATGCATCCTGCATTAATCCACTGCCCATACAAAAAAGTAAAAAGGAGACAGAAGAAATGACGGAAGAAAAAGAGTCAGTGTTCATGGACTTTGAACCCAACGACTACATCATACGACTGTCTCCATTTCTGGATCAGTCAGGTAACTGGACAGGGGAGTTGATGGTTGGTACTGTAACCACAGGAGAGAATGATTTATCGGACGATGATCATTACAGCCTTATGCAATTAACACAGCTTGTGTGTGCATCAGTACCGGCTCTTGAAGAGAATGAAATTGTAAGAAAGATACTCTCTGAAATTGTAGATACAAATAATAAACAAAATACTGAAGTAGAAGTTACCTTGACTAAGATAGAAGAGGTAGAAGATAACGTAATAAAGGTACGGTTCTAATGTGGGAGAAATATTATGGCTGTAGTTAAAGTGTTCTTGACACTTGACATAGATGAAGAAGAGTACCCAATGCCTACGGATGGTTTACTAACTGAAGACATTGCGGGTGTAATGCACGAGCTTATCTTTGATGTGGATGGGTGGAATATTAAATCAATAAAGACAGTATCGGAGTAATTATATGAGTAACCAACTACCAACGGACTATCAAGCATTCATTCACAAGTCACGATACGCCAAGTACTTTGACGGTAAAGGCCGAGAATCGTGGAGTAAAACAGTAAACCGCTACATGGAAAATGTAGTAGATAAGGCAATGGGTGGTGTAAAGAATAGCCTAACCAAAGACATTGAGCAAGCTATACTGGGTTTAGAGATCATGCCTTCCATGAGAGCTATGATGACAGCTGGCCCCGCACTAGATCGTGACAACACTGCAGGATACAACTGTAGCTACCTACCCGTAGATGACCCTAAGTCCTTCGATGAAGCTATGTACATCCTTCTCTGCGGCACTGGTGTCGGGTTTAGTGTCGAGCGCCAGTTCATCAGCAAGCTCCCAGAAGTGCCTGAGTTGTTCGAGAGTGAGTCTATCGTTGTCGTTAAGGACAGTAAGGAAGGTTGGGCTAAGGGGTTCCGTCAAGTTCTTGCACTCCTATGGGCTGGTGAAATTCCTAAGTGGGATGTGTCACAGGTACGCCCTGCAGGTGCAAGGCTTAAAACATTTGGTGGTAGGGCATCTGGACCTGCCCCACTTGTAGAACTATTTAACTTTGCTGTATCTACCTTTAAGTCGGCACAGGGACGCAAGCTTAGTTCTATGGAATGTCATGACCTGATGTGCTTCATTGGTCAGATCGTTGTTGTAGGTGGTGTGAGACGTTCAGCTATGATCAGTCTGTCTAACCTGAGTGATGACCGTATGCGTCACGCTAAGTCAGGACAGTGGTGGGAAACTGCTGGTCATCGTGCCTTGGCTAACAACTCTGTATCGTACACTGAGAAGCCAGACATGGAAACATTCATGCGTGAGTGGCTTGCACTGGTTGAGTCTAAGTCAGGTGAGCGTGGTATCTTCAATCGTGAGGCATCCAAGAAGCAAGCAGCTAAGTTTGGGCGGCGTGATCCTAACTATGAGTTCGGTACAAACCCTTGTTCTGAAATCATTTTACGCCCATATCAGTTTTGTAACCTAACGGAGTGCGTAGTACGTGCTACCGATACCTTGCAAGACTTGGAGCGTAAGGTTAAACTCGCTACTATCTTGGGTACTATTCAATCTACGCTTATTAAGTTCCCCTATCTGCGTAAGGTATGGCAGAACAATACAGCAGAAGAACGGTTACTTGGTGTGTCTATGACAGGCATTATGGATAACCCTCTTATGACAAACTCTAATAAAGGATTGGAGAAAACACTTGAGCACCTTCGTAGCATCGCTGTTAGTACTAACGCTGAGTGGGCTGAGTTGCTTGGCATCCCTGCTAGTGCTTCTATCAGCTGCGTTAAACCTTCCGGTACGGTATCGCAACTGGTTGATTCCGCCTCTGGTATTCACGCTAGGCACAGCCCCTATTATATTCGTACTGTCCGTGGTGATAACAAAGACCCTCTGACGCAGTTCATGATTGACCAAGGTATTCCTAATGAGCCTTGCGTCATGAAGCCTGACTCTACTGTAGTGTTTAGCTTTCCTGTTAAGTCACCTAGTCAGGCAGTCACACGTAACGACATGACAGCTGTAGAGCAGCTTGAGTTGTGGCTTACCTATCAGAGACACTGGTGCGAACACAAACCATCTGTGACTATCTCAGTTCGTGACAGTGAATGGATGGCTGTAGGTGCATTCGTGTATAAGTACTTTGACGAGATGTCAGGTGTATCATTCTTGCCACACTCAGATCATACATACCAGCAAGCACCCTATCAAGACTGTACAAAAGAAGAGTACGAAGACATGTTAGGTAAAATGCCAGACAGTATTGATTGGGAGCGACTAAATGAGTACGAGAATGAGGACAACACAGTATCTATGCAGACAATGGCATGTTCAGGTGACTCATGCGAGATTGTGGACCTAACGTAATGTGGGTAATAATAGGAAGATCACAATGTAACTTCTGTGACACGGCGAAAGCTGTGTTGCAGTCACAAAATAGACAGTTTACTACGTACTCAGTAGATACACAAAGTAGTAAATGGCTATTGACACTGCTAAGGAAAGCGGGATATACTACGGTTCCTCAGATATTTGATCCAGACGGTGTGCATGTTGGAGGATATACTGAGTTAGTAAAATATTTAGAGGAGGGTACTGCGGATGGTTAAACTTACACTTGATGAAGTTGAATATGAAACGGATGACTTTACAGAGGATCAAAACAAACTGCTTGGAGAAATTCAGTACAACAATAATGTCCAGACACAAATGAACTACCAACTTCAAGGCCTACGCAGTATGTCTGATTCACTGGTAGCTGCACTGAAGGATTCACTAACAACAGAAACAACTAAACAAGAATCGGAGTAGTACTCATGGCATACAGAAAACCTTTTTCAAAAAGTCTCTATGGCAAATATGACGGTGTGGCTAAGGACACACTGATCAATCACCTACTCAAGGATGGTCATATACTGGTAGACAGTTCTGAATCCTATGATGCTGACGTAGTGACAGAGAAGCTAGGTGAGAAACACTACAGCGAAGCCGAAGTAAAGACTGCATGGAAGGGTGATTGGCCTACCAATTGGGCTGAGATACGTATACCAGAGCGCAAGAAGAAGCTACTGTCAAAGCACGGTAACAATCTAAAGTTCTATATCTTCAGTGGGGATATGGCTAAGGCTTGGTGCATTGACAGTAAGCTACTTACGGATGATAAACTACGTGAGGCTACAGGTAGAAACATCTATAGTGGAGAACAGTTCTACCATGTTCCATATACAGAGGCAGAGTTGATCAACGTAGCATGAGGAGTATCACTTATGAATATTCGTACAAGAGAACAGCGTGGACTAGGTAAATACGATGCACCTCTAAGGGTACAGCAAACGATGGGTTACAATAGTTTTAAAAGAGGTGAGCATGTTAACCCATACCCTACAAATACTATGCAGTACCGTGAGTGGAATAGGGGCTACAACAAAGCCTACTATGACAATTTAAATTGGGTAAGGAAATATGAGTCTAAAACAAGAGGCGGAAGAGTTTTTAAAGGAGAAGTACAACATGTCTGATTTCAATTCGTATCAACGTAATGCGTCTAAGACTGCCATCTACCCAGATGAGCATCGTATCTTGTACCCTGCACTTGGATTAGCAGGTGAGGCAGGAGAGGTAGCCAACAAGGTAAAGAAACTTGTACGAGATGGGCCTGACAATAGGTCAGATACATGGCGAGAGGACATTGCCAGTGAGATTGGAGATGTACTATGGTACTGTGCTGCACTTGCTACTGACCTAAATCTTACACTGGGTATGATATCAGGTCAGAACGAAGCCAAACTATCTGCCCGTAAAAAAGCAGGAACCATTGGCGGTAGTGGAGACACACGATAGTGTAACGAAGCTAACAATGTACAAAAATAAAGGGGGCTTAATTGCCCCCTCTTTTAATTAGCACTTTCCGATAACTCCAAAAGCATCATTATATCCTCTAAGGATCGTGGGTCTGGCTTTCTACCATCATTAAGTTTTTTAAACATAATCTGTGCATATTGCCTGTCATCATATGGAACACGAGATAAATCATCTACGGCAGTTGCGTAAGGTGATGCGTACCCTTCAGTTAGAAACTGTTGCTTTGCATCAGATAACATATCCTTAATGTACTTACGAGCAATCTTATGCTTTTCGTTTTTGGTTTCACCCATACCCTCAGAAATATCTTTTGTCACCTCTGTAATTAATGGTAATATTACCGAAAGATATTTATTCTCCGCACGTTTTTCAGCTGGTATCTTGGACTTACTACCAAGCTCATACGTTGGGTCTTCAAATCCTATCTCCAAAAGATATTCAGTAACATCATTGTCTGCCTCTTTTATATTGAGACCAAGAAAAAGTTTCTTTAATGGATCGTATCTTTTAATATCACCAGTATTAATAGACACTCTATTCGGCATATCTTCTTCATAAGAAGGTGCAGCTACACCTCGCTGTATTAATGATCTACTAAAACCAGAACCAAAGGATGTACTCCAATCATCGTTTAGAGTAGGGTCACTTGCAGCATCAACGTACACGTCACTTTTAATACCTGCTGCACGTTGTGCCTCTACCCCTTGGAACAAAGGAGTAAGATATGTATTGACGTATTGCCCTACAGCACCGCCAATTGCCTTGGCACGTCTGTTTTCGTCTACCATATCTTCCGTACCTACAATGATGTCACGTATTTCATCAATCATAACATTGCCTACACCAGTACGAGCGGATGTACCGAGCCATGTTTCCGCAATATGATCCATATCTGCACCATACCAAGTATCAAGTGTGCCTTCCTCTGAGCGCCGAGCGAACTCAGCTACCCAAGCAATCTGTCGCATAGGATACACAGGAGTTAAGTCTACTTGGTTGTCTTCATACTCCATAGACTCGTAACGCTCACCCGCATCTTCAGATTTTCTGTATTGGTACATGCCAGTTATTGCAGCTATACCAACAAGGTTACGTGTTATATCCTGCCTATCCCTTGCGGTAAGTACACCACGAGTATCTTTAAACATAGCTTTACGAGCAGCCATAATGCCTACACCACCTACGTTTTGTGCCATGTACTCCATAGAGTTAAACATAAAACGTGGGAAAGGTACGATA